AAGTACGCTGACCTGCTGATAGGAGGGCAACTCATGGAGCGTATAACAGGTGATTACATAAATATGTATGATCAAATTTATAGCAATAAGGACGACGTGGAACAAACTCTTTATTTTTTGAATGGTCATGGCAATCACCTGACCGTTTCAGATACTTATAACACGTTTTATGTGAATTTACCATTTTACTTTTTTAGAAACCCAAGTTTAGCTATTCCCGTGTGTGCTATCACTAAACAACTCGTGGAAGTTCGTTTAACATTTAAGAATGTAGATGAAGATATAACGTTCAAATATAGTATTCCTACAGACGGAACTGTTAGACGAGAAAAAACAACAGAGGGTTCTATAGTAAACGCTTCACTTATCACGGATTATTACTTCATAACAGATGATGAAAAAAATTACCTACTTACTCGCCCGATGGAATATGTTATCACTCAGTTACAAAAGTCTACAATATCGTTCAAGCCAGCGGATATAAGCAAATCAGCTTTACTAAAGTTTAAAAATCCTACTAAAGAATTATTCTTTATAGCAAAAGAAACTACATCCCCAATAAGTGGACAGGTTTATGATTTATTACTCGATACAAATTCGGACGATCAATCGTTTTCAAGTATCGTAATCGGAAATGGAACACGATATAAACGGTCTGATCATAGAGCTATAAAACGTATAAAATTCACATGTAACGGGTCGACAGTATTTAATAAAACGGGTTCAGAATTAGCATACCATCAACCACTTAAATTTCATACAGGGTGTCCAGACCCTGCTTATGAGTTTTATATGTATTCTTTTTCATTAAAACCGGAAAAATATTATCCAACTGGGCAACTGAATATGAGTCGCATTTCTCATAAACATATCAACATAGAACTCGATGACACTTCTTCAACTCGTGATATAAATGTAGATGTTTACGCATTAAACTACAATGTTTTAAGAGTGCAGAGTGGTTTAGCGGGTTTAAAATTTTAGAGTGTAATATTAGAAATGGCTGGACGTGTTCAGCTTGCCACAACGGGTACTCAGGATATGTTTTTTACAGACAATCCCGAGTATACACACTTTATAAAGAATTTCAGGAAGCATACGAATTTTGCTATGTATGACAGGAAAGAAGAACTACATGGGGATGTTAAATACGGAAGTACTTTGAAATGTACAATACCGGCCGACTCTGGTCATTTGCTCCAATCTGTTCGTATACACGTAGATTTATCTCCATTAGAGCAGAATGGTACATATTACAAATACGTAGAGTCTATTGGCCATGCTATAATAGAACATGTAGATTTAATCATTGGAGGACAGTTGATACAGCGAATACCAAGAGATTGGTTACACATATACAGCGAACATTACATTACACAGTCAAAACAAACAAATCTTTCGAAACTGATAGGTAAAAATCCAGGTGAAAATAGTGGAGACTCTGTATCTGATACTATTGATGGGTATTTGGGTAATGCAGTGGCTTCAAGAACGTACATAATTGATATTCCGTTTTATTTTCATAACAATCCGGAACTGGCTATACCATTGCGGGCTTTTTCTAAACATGAATGTGAAATAGAAATTCAGTTAAGTAATAAAGAATTATGCATACACGATTACGTAAATATTACAAACAGACTGTATGACCCCAGTGAAACAACATATACGATTTCTGTGGATGCATCAAAGTATAGTATTTCTGGTTCTAATGAAACCAATCCTTCCCGATTTTTATCGGGTACCGGGGGTCCAATCGAAACACCGACTTTGACATTAATACGGGGAAATACATACACGTTTGGTCAACTTGACTCAAGTAATCAAACACACCCATTATTCATATCTACCACTATTGACGGGACGCACACTGAGGGAGGCGTTGCATATCCGGTATCCCATTTTACGATACCGAATCCATATGAACCTGGTACAGTAGTAAATAATTCATTCATATTTACAGTTCCTCTCGACGCACCCGATACATTGTATTATTATTGCAAAAATCACAGTGGTATGGGTGGTGAAATAATTGTACGTAACCAAACATTTGACAACAAAAAGGCTGTTATCAACTCTATAGAACTTTATACGGATATGGCACATGTCGATCGCACGGAACAAATAAGACTGGAAACATTGAAACGTGATTACATTATTACACAAGTGCAACAAAATCGATTTCAAATACCAGTTTCATCGGGTGATGGAAATGATACACTGAAATTCAGATTGAATTTTTCAAATCCAGTTAAGGAATTATATTTCGTGATCGCTAGGGTTAATAATAACAAGGTTATCCATAGTGTATTTAATTATGATCATCCATCTCAAATTTATCCAGAAAATGGTAAATATATCAATTACGAAAACCTGGTAGATTTAGAGCTCAATTTAGATAAGGAAGTTATATTAGATAAAGTTACCGGTAACTTGATAAACTTACGCGCAGTTCAAAGTGGTATTCATCATTCCAGAACACAACTGTTTAGACGCTTTTACTCGTATAGTTTCGCTCTTGAACCAGAACGTTGGTATCCAACTGGTCAAAGAAATTTTAGTACTATCAAAGATCAGCATGTAACACTAACATTAAACAATAATACCAGTGATATAAGAGAACTTAGAGTTTACGCACTTAGTAATAATATATTACGCATCCAGAATGGAGCCGGACGACTTATCTTCCCAAATGGCCCAATCGGCGATTGATATTATTACACCAGTATTGGAAACTGCTGTGGTGTTGTCAGGACATTACGCCAGGGCGTGTGGGCGTGACACGATTCTCGCAAAGGATATGGAGTATTGTATGAAATACTGCGCTATGCATACAGTGGGTCAGCAAATTGGTACATATTTTCCCGATATTTACACTGACGAGGATTCGGAAGACGAGGATGAGATTGAGATTGATGATGAAGTAGACGAATCTGCATTTGAACCTTATTCAGGTGACGATGAAAGGTTTACGAAAATAAACGAGGCGTATGACGCGTGGGATGGGTGGAATCCGACCAATCCGTCAGAAGAGATGATAAAAAATGCAATCGATAGTAATGGAAACATGTCCCACTCCTGAAGGTTGGACAGATTCTAATTATAAAACGTTTAGATGTAGTGACGACTCGGAATCGGTTTCTGACTCCGAGTCTGAGTCAGACTCGGATACCGAATCGGAAGATACAGCGGATAATGTAAATATCAGGGGATATAAAAAGGGAGTTTATAAAAAAATATTAACCGAGGAAGAATTGTTACCAGAATAAAAAATCTACGTATAATATAAAAATGTCCGCCGAAGCTGCTACCGATACGCTTGTCGCGATCTCCCGTGAACTCGAAACACAATCACTCAATTCGGTCGTCGCTGGGTTTTCCTTCGCGGCCGCTCTTTCTTGGATGGATCTCGTCCGATGGACAATCCATCAGGTCGTTAAGGTTCAGAAGAATGGTGGTATGAACTATGCTCTTACCGCACTTTTCACAACCCTCCTCTCCGTGATTGTTTATATGGTAATTTCTCGTTTGTCTCAACGCGTCAAGAAGCCCCAGGCTCCCGTCTACGCCATTACTCGATAAGTCTTTTCGGTTTCGTCATAACGATGAACATAATACCAGTTAATACTATAAGGAATATGTATATAAACGCATCCCACTTATTCAGATCACCAAAATCGGGGATCTGAATATTTGGTGGAAGAGTGTATTTTTCAACTCTATCCACTTCCGCTCCCACTTCTTCTTTAAATGGTACCCTTGACAATTTATCAGTCGTACACTCAATAGATAATTTAATTATATGGTTAGCATTTCGGAAATCATATGGAATTAGTCGATTGTTACTGCTATAGAAAAACTGAACTCGTAATTTTGAAATATTTTGCGAACCTGAGTCGAAATTGTGTACTACGGCATCATCACTTCCAGAATAATTGATAACATCACCACACATTAGCATTTTACCAGTGTAAAATGGTGTATCAGAATATACGGTTTTGTTTAATTCGTCCGCACCGTTGCTTATTTTGATGACAAGTGCATCAGGTCCCTGTAAATTAAGACTACCCGTAATCAGAAGATCAGCTACACCCCCAGTTGAGGGTGTATTAGATTTCACATTACTTGCAGGTAATCCAA